CGCAAGAGCAACTACTGCCAGATCAGTTCGCGCGATGCGACTGTGACCGGCACTCAGCGTGCGACCAATCCGGCTGGCATCGACGACATGATGGCCTTCCAGATGGCGAAGAAGTCGCTTGTCCTCAGAAAGGACATCGAGGCGATCCTTCTCGGCAACACGGGCCAGACCGCCGGCAACACCACGACCGCCCGCACCCTGCGCTCGTTTAACGCATGGATCAGCGGCAACGGTTCACGCGGAACCGGCGGCGCGGACTCGACGGCTGCGACTGCGGCTGCGACCGATGCGACCACGACCAACCTCGTGACCTTTACGGAAACCCTCCTGAAGGACGCGATCAAGGATGCGTACGACGATGGCGGCCAACCGAGCCTGATTCTCATGGGTTCGGCCAACAAGCAGCTGTTCTCGGCGTTCACTGGCCGCGCGATCTCGCAGTTGATCGTCGGCAAGGGTCAGATCGACGGCGCCGCGAACATGTATGCGTCGGACTTCGGCGACCTCAAGGTCGTTCCGAGCCGCACCATGCGTTCGCGCGATGTCTATGTGATCGATACGGACAAGGTAGCGGTGTCCTATCTGCGTTCGTTCGTCCCACAGGACATTGCAAAAGTCGGCGACGCGGACACGAAAAACATCGTGTGCGAGTATACGCTCGAGATGCGTGCGCCGGACGCTCACGCGCTCATTGCCGATACCAACGGCTAACTAACTGGGGTCGGGGCTTAGGCTCCGGCCCCTTCTTTTTGCGGGAGCGTGCATGGCAAAGAAGGCCATTCTCGACTTCGATCCCATTACCCGGCGCAAGGTCACTTACGCCGAGGAAGATGGGGTCAAATACATCGAGACCAAGCAGGACTGCGAAGGCTTGGTTGCTGCGGCTCGTGCGATGTCCGAAATGCCGCAGTCGAAGGATTTCAAGCTCGTCGCGGTCATTCCCGAAGAGGTGCTGAACCAGGCGTTTCTTGAGGGCTGGTTCGAGGACAAGGAGCGGTGGAAGCGCTGGGCCAACGACCCCGACAACCGCGCGTTCCGCGTTTCAGGTGGCCGCCTGTGAAGATTGCCCTGTGCATCCCCGCCCACCGGCAAACCGAGTCCAAGTTCACCCAAGCCCTGACCGATATGGTGATCCACACCTGTCAGTCCACGATCATCTTCGACGGCGAGCAAGTTACTCCCGAACTCAAGCTGTTCATCGTCTCTTCGTCGCTGCTTCCCGAATCCCGCAACCGGCTGGTTGCCGAGGCGATCAACTGGGAAGCCGACTACATGCTGTGGATGGACGCGGACCACGTTTTCCCGTGCGACGCGCTGTTGAGGCTCCTAGGCCGGTCAAAGCTGGTCGTCGGCTGCAATTATGCCCGCCGACATACTCCCACTGCCCCAACCGCTTCAAAGCACGGCTCTGATGATGAGGTCGAGCTGATCTGGACGACGCGGGAGAAAGCTGCAGCGGGAGAAGTCGAGGAAGTCGCGCACCTGGGGTTGGGCCTGTGCCTGATCGACATGCGGGCATTCGCAATTCTCGATGCGGCGATGGACGGTAATTTCTGGCCGCTGTTCCGCCTGGAACCCACTGCCGACAACATCCGGTTCGTCGGCGAGGATGTCTATTTCTTCAAGAAGCTTCGGGACGCCGGAATTGGCGTCTTTCTCGACCACGAACTAAGCTGGGAAGTCGGCCACCTTCACGAGGTTGTGCTGATGAACGCCCATGCCGAGGTTCAGAAGGACCAGTTCCTCGAATGGTCGAAGCGCAAGCTGGATAAGTTCACGAAGGAGCCGGTCGAATGACCGGATGCGGAAGCGGCGTCCAAAGCGCATCCTCGTTGTCCCCGAGAAGCGCGAGCAAGTCTTTCAGAACGTCTAACGCGCCCTCACTGATGGGTGTGTTGTCGTTAGCCGCAGACATGGCGCGGCATTACCACAAACGGGAGGCCGCGTAAATGACGATTGCGACCTACTCCGAGCTGCTGACCGAGCTGGACGCATGGCTCAACCGCTCCGACCTCTCAGACCGTATTCCAACCTTCATCCGCCTGTTCGAGTCCCGCGCCAATCGTTTGCTCCGCGTTCCCGAGATGTCAACGCAGAAGAGCTACGCCACGGTCAGCGGCGTTTCACAGCTTTCGCTCCCCGACGATTTCCTGTCGGCCCGCGACCTCTACCTTGATGCTGACCCGGACATCGTGCTCGACGCGATGACTCCTGCTGCCTTGCGGAACACCTACCCGCAGGCGACCACGGGACAGCCGGGGGCCTATGCGGTGGTTGGGCAGCAAATCCTCCTGGGGCCGGTTCCGGACTCCGAATATTCGATCCTGCTGGACTATTACCAGCGCATCCCCGGCCTCGATGAGGACAACACCACCAACTGGCTGCTGACCGCTTACCCCGATCTGTATCTGTGGGGCTCGCTGTGCATGGCCGAAGCGTTCCTGCGCGACGATTCAAGGCTGTCGGTGTGGAAGGCCGCGTGGGACGAAGCGACGGCGGAGATCAACACGCAGGGCAATCGCCAGCGGATGCCGTCTGCGCCGCTGATGATGCAGTCGCCTGTCTGGGAGCGGTAGGTGCAGCTCGGCTCGTGGGCGCCAGACCTCCCGCCCTACGGACACGCCGAACTAGTCACTGCCCGCAACTGCTACGCGACCGCGCTTGGATATGCGCCGGTCAAGTCGTTGTCGTCGGTTACCGCCGCGATGGGGGAAGCTTGGAGCGGGGCCGCTGCCTTCACCGCCTATGACGGGACGAAGGTTCTCTTGGCGGGAACCAGCGAGAACCTTTACGAACTGACCTCGACCACGGCCACAGTGAAGGCCACGATCGCCTCGGGCAAGCCGTGGTATTTCGCCCAGTTCGGCAATTTCGTGATCGGTGTTTATGGGGATGCACCGGAGAAATACACGATCACCACGGGCGTTGCGGCGGCTCTTGGTGGGTCTCCCCCTGATGCTTCGATGGTCGCGATTGTCAGGGACCAGGTGTTCCTCGCCGGCGACCCGGCTGCGGGAAACACCGTCACATGGTCGGGGCAGAACGACGCCGAGGGTTGGACGATCGGCACCAACCAATGTGACAACCAGCAGATCCCCGACGGCGGCCTGATTACCGGGCTTGCCGGGGGCGAATACGGGTTGGTTTTTCAGTCGTCGGCGATCCACATCTTCGAATATGTCGGAACGCCGCTGATCTATACGCGAAGGAAGATTTCAGACGGCATCGGGGCGCTGTGCCAGGGCGTCATCGCTCAATCGGGAAAACGGGTGTTCTTCCTCGACCGTTCGGGCTTCTACCAGTTCCTTGACGGTCAAATTACCCCCATCGGCAAGCAGGCGTCGCAAAACGGCATCATCGAGCTTGTAGACCGGACCTTCTTCGAGACTTACGCGGTGGCGCAGATTGAGGCGCAGTGCCATGCGACCGTCGATCCGGCGCGTCAGTTGGTGGTGTGGTCGATGCCCGACCGCCTGTGGGTTTACAACTGGGGCAACGGCAAGTGGAGCGACATCTACGTCCCCGGAATCGTCGGAGTCTGTCAGGGGCAGACCGACGAAGTGACGCTTGAGGACATCGCGGTTCTCTATCCCTCGATTGAGGATGTCCCGGTATCGTTCGATGACCCGCTGTGGCGCGGCGGCGATCCGATGATCCTGGTTGCGCTTAACGATTTCACGCTGGCGAGCTTCGGCGGCTCGTCAAATCTCGAAGCCCAGTTCCGGTTGCCCAAGATGGAGCCGTTCAAGGGCTACGATACCTGCGTCAACAACTGCCGGATCGACACCGACGCAACCGACGGCGTGACCTTGCAGATCGATACATCCCGCACGTTGGGCGGGGCTCAGACATCAACAATCTCGACCGACCTCAGGAGCAACGGCGACACGCCAATCCGCTGTCGTGGGCGGTATGTCCAACCGCAGATCACGATCGCCGAGGGAACCGAGTGGAGCTTCATTGAGGGCTTGTCGCCGGAGGGGCCGAAGGGCGGGCGGCTGTGATCCCATCGTCCTATCAATCGATCCCTGAGTGGCAGAGACTCGTTGCGACCAACGTCAACCCGATCCTGACCGAATACATTATCGACAGCGCCAAGCTGACTTACTCCGGTAACGCCCACAAGCTGCTTAGGATCAATTCGACCGCAGATGGAGTGGAGTTATCGTCCGACCTCGACAGCGTAACCCTGTCCCACGGGGGAACGCAGGTCGCGGCCACGGCGACAACCGGCATCGACCTCTCCACCGGGAAGGTGCTGAGCGTCAACGGGACGCAGGTTGTTGCCGCAAGACTGACGGGATGGTCTGCCGACACCGGCACGAACAAGCGAACCGCGAACGCAACCTACACTGCGGCCACGATTAGCAACCCGCCTACCCAGACCGAAGTGCAGGATATCGCCAACGCACTACAGGACGTGTCGCGCACCATGAAGGCGTTGAAAGCCGACCTGACGAGTCACGGCCTCATCGGGACGTAATGCAAGTCAACTATCTGCCGGACGCAGAGCACCACCCGCTCTGGCCGCAGATCAGGGAATTGCTGAGGCCCGCCGCCGAATATGGCGAAGTATCAGTAGAGCATCCGGATCACGTTGTCTGGATCGCCCACGACCACGTTGGGCGGGGCTCAGAC